CTCACGATTTTGAGTTTGACAAGTGTTTTGATCCACTGCTTATGTTTTCCAAGAAACGCTATGCAGGTAATATGTATGAAAACAATGCCGATGATTATGTTCATAAATACATGGGTATTGCCTTGAAGCGTCGTGATAATGCTCCCATTGTGAAGACCATCTTTGGCGGTGCCATGAAGATGCTCTTAGATAAAAGAGATGTAGCTGGTGCATTCCACTTTGTGAAGGAAAAATGTCTGGAGCTCGTAGAGGGCAAAGTATCATTGGGTCAGTTAACAGTAACCAAATCATTGCGTGCGGATTATGCTGACCCCAGTCGTATTGCTCATAAGGCGTTAGCTGACCGAATTACGGAACGAGACCCTGGAAATGCACCAGCGGCAGGCGACCGCATTGGATATGTTTACATTAGTGCCAAGGCGGGGCAACAAGCCTCTAAGTTACAAGGTGACCGCATTGAAACACCGCTGTTTATTAAGGAGCACAAGCTTATTCCTGATTATCAACACTATATTGAACATCAGCTTCAGAATCCCATTTCGCAGGCGTTTGGTCTACTGTTGGAACAAGTGCCAGGCTATACACGTGAAATAATGAAGGGTTGTCCAAAGTTGGAAGAAGATTTGGATAAATACTTGGCCTTTCGTGAGGGAAAAGCTGCACAGCTACTCTTTCAAGACTGTTTGAAGCGATTTCATGTAACCAGTACACGTAATGCCGTCATGCAGATGTTTGGCGGAAAGGCGGTAGTGACAGCGAAGAGTGCAAATGCGACTAGTGCTACGACTAGTGCTGCAACACGCCCTGTTACACGATCTGCATCTAGTGAAACTAAAACAAAAACAACACAAACCACAATGAGCAGTTTCCTGTTTGATTCCTTCCTTGTTGATAACATAAAAAAGAAGGAACGTGCTGCAGCAAAAAAGAAAAAAGAAGAAGCGGCTTCTAGCAGTTCTTAACGCTGTGGATTTAATATTTCCTCAAAATAAAAGTCACTTAGATCATAAGGTGGATTCACTATTTCTTCACCATATAATTCACGTGCGGCCTCATATCCTTCCTGGTTGGTCTTTATCATACCTTTTACAACTCCTATATGTGGTGTAAGAGCACGAAGAAAACCATTACGCACCATTTGTTGATGACGGCCTCTAATTCGTTCTTGAATAATTCTTGCCGCTTTATCCATATCATCATCTGCTTTAATCAATAATACTTTAATTTCATACATTGGTCTGCGCATTTTTGCATACTTCTGTAGAATATTCATAATCGCATCCATTCGTCTACCTGTTTTAGTTAGTGTACAATCATATAAAATGTTTAGTCCATTGGCAACACCAAACTCAAATCCAATCCCTCGTATATCATCTAAATCATAAGTAATTGCACCGCCTTTTTTAGGTTTTGCAGCAGCAGCAGCAATTCGTGAAGAACGTCGCACGGTTGTATTTTTTGGTGGAGATTTGGGTGGAGATTTAGGAGGAGATTTGGGAGGCGGCGTTGGAGAACGTGAACGTGAATTTTGTACTTTTTTACGTCGTATTGTTGTACGTCGCTTTGGTCCAGACACATTAAGTGTTTGAAAAGAAGAAACTAATTCAGCATTTTCCATTTCTTCTGCATATTTACTATTTACATTCGCAATTTTCTGAGGTATTCTTAAATTTGCCTGTTTAGCTGCATAGGCTGCAGTAGAAATGCCACTAAATTTAGCATAATTTGCATTGTTAAGTTCCCCTTTCTTACCATGCACTTTATTGTATAAATTTTTGGTTGCCTTACGAAATAATGTATTACGTTCCAGTAATGTATCCATAGATACTGTGTATACCATATTTGGATTGACTCCAAATTTCTCAAATTGTTCTTTTGCAACCGTTGATTTTCCAACACCTGGACTACCTGCAGTAATAATAATAATAGGTGGTTTTCCTGCAGGTGGTTTAAGATGTTGAATCGGTATTTGATTGGAAAAAATCTTGACAATGATGGAACTTGATGCCATATCTGCATCAAAATTGCTTTCTATAAGTTTTTTTGCATCAAGATCTAATTTCGTTAATGTATCATAAAATACTCTAGTATTTTCAGCAGCCGCGGCCATTCTACTAGTTGGATTTAAATAATGCTAACTATAATAGATTAATGGGAAATCAACCACCTTCTCAAGGAATTTCATTCCAAATCATTAGTAATAAAGATGAAGCTCAACGTATACTAGATCAAGCAGAACAGCGTGATTTTTATCTTGAAGAGTGTAGCCATAACCGGACAAATTCTATTGCACGAAAATCGTGTAATTATTCCGCTAATCGTATTTCATTTGATGAAAGTCAACAATACATTCATATGCTAGAAGAAATGATCCCACAACTTCCCCTACGATTACGGTCTGATTTACAGCAGATTCAAATCATTCCATTAATGTATTCTGCAGATGGCGGTATGCCACATACACGTCCTTACAATATCATCTGCGTTCCAAATCTAAAACAATTGCAAACCATTAGCACATTAAAACACGAGCTATGGCACATTCATCAACGTAATTTTCAGCCACAATGGACTGCTATTTTTAATAAACTAGGGTGGACGGAATACAAAGGTCAGCTTCCCAAATCATTTGATGATCATTCTCGTCTTAATCCTGATACCATTGATTGTCCGCTGTGGATTTATCAAAATAAATGGGTGCCCGTCCCTATTTTTACAGATATTTCTAATCCTATCTTATCTCAAGTAGAAATTTGGTTTTATCATGCAACGGAACACTATCATGTGCGACGAGTGCCTTCCTCCCTTGCTATTGAATTTCCTGACTTGCCGCAAAGTGCCTATGAACATCCACGCGAATTAACCGCGTATTTATTGGCAGAACCTGATAAATATCGTCATACTCCTGCATGGGCCATCATTTCATCTATGCTACATGATTGTGAATAATCGCAACATATAATAGGCGTATTTTTATTTTATATATGTGTAACGAACATAGTGTGTGTCATGCATGGATATCCTTAGAGTCGGTTGGAGTCTCGGCACAGGGATGTCTTCGCAATTATGATTGGCTGTATCGTGTTCATCTTCCCAGTAGTCAATCTATTCTACATCAATTAGTTTATGTAGATACGCCGTCTGTGAAAATAACATGTATCAAAAATGTCTCTCATGGCTCATTTGGTTATATTGACCTTGCTTTGTATCAAACATCTACTGTGTCTATGGAGGTATATGTAAAACGGCCGATTCTTGCGGGTAAAAGTTTGTTGCAAGAGGCCTGTATTCAAAAAGTAGTGCACGATCACATGGTAGAAATAGGATTTCCGACAGGTGCTCCTCGCATTCTTCATATCTTTAAACTACGTGATAACTCTATTTGTTTTGCTATGGAGCCCATTCAACATGCACAGATCTTAGATACGTATTTAAAAACGGTTTCTACTGCACAAATGACTCCTTTACTGGTGGATTGTTTACTCCAATTATGTGCCATGATTTGGTATCTTAATAATAAGGTGGGTATTAATCATCGTGATTTGAAACCCAGTAATTTTTTAATTGTAGAGCATGAACCTCAGAGAAAAGTACTTATGATTGAAAATGAAATCATTGAAATTTCCTCACGGTATTCGTTAACATTGATTGATTTTGGATTTTCCTGTTTAGGGTCGGTTAAGACACGTATTTCAGATATGTCTCTTAGCACGATTTATTCTAAAAAGGATCCTTGTCCAAAAGATGGACGTGATTTATATTTATTTTTAGGTATATTATATACTGATTATTATAAACGATTACCGCCTACCTTACGTTGCTTATTTGAAATGTGGTTAGAAAAACCAGGAGCAAATCTCTGTCATTTTATGCGAATAGACGGCGATAATGCCAAACATTGGCTTTATTTTATGATTGCGAACGAAAAAATTATGGCCTTTCAGTCTTATCCTGAGCGAATTCTTAATGATTTGCAGTCATTTTACTCCGTGAAAGGTGACCAATAATCAATACTGTAATACATCTTACATTTTTCATTAAATGCAGCAAGATGCTGACCATTTCCTTCCTCTCCTCCATAATAAGAATGATAAGGCATATGAATTTCATCTGCATCTCCAAAATAAGCAGCCAAATAGCACATGGTGGATGCACTGGTAATAAGCTTTTTGGATTTCATTAGAAAATCAAAATCATCACCCAAATTTCCATTGATCCAAATCGGTTTTAGAGAATCAAATTGTTTATAATATGTTTTCTCCCATTCCATAGTGGGTGCATTACGAACAATATAGAGTTTATCATGTGGAATGGCCGCAACGATTTCTTTCAGGCCTTCTGGATCAAAGATCTGTGATTTCTTTTGCTCCTGATCCCAAAAATCGCCACATCGCAAATGCAGCGTCAAATCATTTTTAGTCGGCATCACGGTATGATTTGATTTGTATTTTACAATATTTCCAATTTTAATCCGATTGCTAATATTATTCATATTTGTTTCACAGAAAAGGCCCTTTAAAAATTCACGTTCATACTCCATAATTTCTGAGCGCTGGAAAAATCCCATGAGCAAAATGTCCTTTGATGTATCAATCGGCAATGTCTGTCCTGCAATATGAGACAATATAATTTGCTTATACGCAGCGTCATTAATCACTGTATTAAATTCCAAATTAATATACCATGTGGGAGCAACTGCATCATATCCATAGATTTTTTTAATGATTTCTGCCGCCAAATATTGGAAAAAATTGTTACCAAATTGTCCTTGAACCAGAAAATGGACGGTTTTCATTTCTTTATAAAAGTAGGAGTCATGCTTTAAGCATGAAAGCGTTGCTTAAAGCATCGCTTTCATAATTATACAAATACACTATGGCATTTATTCAAGCTATGAATAACGTAGTAAGCAATGCAACCACTAAAATAGGTGTCAATGGTGAAACGGTATATACCGCAGATGGTGTGGGCGACAGCCGTGTAGCACTCTTTACCATGTTGAATCGTGACTTGGATCCAGATAAGATGCAGACGGCCATTCGCCAGGTCTTTGTGGACTCCGAAAAAAGTGGACAAATCCACATGCAGCTTGACCTGTTTCTCATGGCCTTTCAAACTCGCGACATTCGTGGAGGAAAGGGTGAGAAACAGCTCTTTTATCAATTTATGAAAACACTTTATGAATTGGATCCGCTGATTACGACCAATGTGGTACGTCATATTCCAGAGTATGGTTGCTGGCGTGATATGTGGGAACTTATGAAAGACGTTCCTGAACTTAGTCCAAAGATTCTAAAAGTAACTCATGATGCATTCATGACGGACCGTCTTCACTTGGTGGCGGGTTCTACTGGAAAAATGTCTTTGCTAGCCAAATGGTTGCCTCGTGAGGGTTCTAGCTACTCAGATGCGGCGAAGAAGATTGCCGATGTTATCTATCCTACTGTTACCAATGGCAAGAAGCGAATGATGCTGTATCGTAAGGAAGTAAGTGCTATGAATAAAGCGTTGAAAACAGTGGAAATCAACATGTGTAACGGCACATGGCAAGACATTCAGCCTGAGCATGTTCCTGGTCGTTGCCTCAAAAATCATAGCAAGGCATTTTATAATTTGGATCAAAAGGGTCATGCAGATACATTGCGCTATCCTGATTCAACGGACCGAATGGAATGTCGTCAGCATTTTCTTACCTGGAAGGAAGAGTTAAAGACAGGTACCAAGAAGGCCAAGGGTGCAGATGTGATTATGCCACATGAACTCGTGGCACAGACACTTCATTATGGTCGCTCTACAGATGAACAGGACATTACTCAGGCACAATGGAATGCCATTCGTGAGAAAATGGAGGCGGGCGGTGGCCTAGGAAAAGCAGTGGCCATGTGCGATTTTAGTGGAAGCATGGATGGACTTCCTAAGCTGATTTCGTTGGCACTAGGCATATTGATTTCTGAAGTGACTCACCCTTCATTTAAAGATCACATTCTTTCCTT